GTCTGGACCGGGTGGCCTTAGCACTGCAAGGGCGTGCAGATGGCCATCGTTTCTTGGCCTTCTGCACAATGGAACGGAATTGCTTGCCGACGTTGAAGGGGGAGAGGCCTTGGGCCCCTCTCTTCGACGAAGGCGAAGGGAAAAGTACCATGGATAACTCTCGAGAGATGGCCAAGGCCGCCTGCTCAGGAGCATCCGTCAGTGTGCCGAGCCTTACGGCTTGCCCACTGAATGGTACCTTCCCCGCGCGGCATAGGATGGCTCCTACACGATCGAAGCGGATCACAGTGTGATCCCTTCCCTCGCTGAAGTTGGTGGCGTTTCGGTTTACCGGTAGGTAAATCCGAGACAGCCTGGCCGCTGTTTTGGGATCTCTCCCATAACAGACGACCGTTACCATCTTCGCGACATCGCGTAGTTGCCGACCTAGTCGCAGGCAATTCCCAGGAGGGAGGAGACCGCCGCCGCCGAGACAGCGAGGCAGGTAAGGTTGGATGCCGTGACTACGTAACCACCGGGGTAACCCGGGGTACAAAGTCCGACATACCGCCCGAACCTTTCTCGCTGACTCAGCGGTCGAGGTCGCGGACTCGACTGCCATTCCGAGGCGGACCCATAACGGGACTGTCCCCTTTACAGGGGCGTCCATGGATCCGCTCTCGCCGGTGACAACCCCGGCGAGTGGAATGGCCAGTGATCGCACGGTTCCGGTTGGAAGTTCTGCCTTAGTGGTTCTCCGTACATGTACGGGGGCGTCACCTAGGGCAGGCCAAGACCGGAACTTTGCGAACGAGCGCCGCGACTTCGGGATTGGGAGAGCCAGAGAGGTGGTCTTTGTCTTCAGGGTCCAGATCTGCTCAAGGAACACATATCGCCGTTTGGCGATGAAGTGTTTACCTTCAGAGAACTGGGCTCCCGAAGCCAAGGCCACGTGATGGTAGGAATTCACCCACTTTATTGGTGCTCTGACGACTAAGTCGTCACCGCAGACCGCGGCAGTGGACGCTACTTTTGCAGCGACCGCTGGAGCCACACTAGAGTGGGCGTAATCCAACCAAAACAGGTGCGCTAATGACAGCATGGACCAGGTATGGCCCAGGCCCATTAGCGCGCCCCTCTGCGACACGAGGGTGCTGCCGTCGGGGTAAGAGAGAAGCTGGGGTCCGTTAAGGATCCTCAGCCCATCAATTACCCACGGCGGTAGCAGCCCCGAATCTCCCAAACCGTCGGTCAGAGCTAGCAGTAGCTCGGTGGAGAGTGTGTCAGACGCGGCCGTCAAATCGGAGGAGATTATCCAATCTCCCTCGACCCGACGGTCCGAATGACCCACCCTCCTTGCAGCCGCCTCGTCGTCCCCTTTCAGGACATCCGCGCAAGCGGGTGTCCGTCGAAGGCCGGCGAGTAGGTAGGGTCTGATGAACGAAGCAACGATGGTCGCCGGCAGGGCCGGGATCGTTGCTATGCGACACTTGAAACCTCTTTCAGGCAACGCGAGAACCTTGTTTGGG